CGAGCACCTGCGGGGCGCATGACCAGGCATCTTCGAGGAACTCCTGCGCGTCCCCGTTGCACTGGTACAGAGTGTGCATCTCGTAGGCGGGTACGCCGGGAGGCTTCACCCCGGCCTTCTGTCGGATGCGGTTACCAGCCCGCTCCAGCGCACGCCACACGAGCGCGTCGGAGGCGGCAAGCAGGGCCGGTGGTTCTGAGTCAGAACTGTCGGGCGTGCGGGGACGGTCCGGGTGTTCCTCCAGTGACGGGGGCAGTGGAGTCTCCCGAACCGGCCCCTGTTCGATGGCCGGGGCTGCGAGGGGCAAGTCGACCCCGAGCAGAGTGAGCGCAGCCTGCACCTGCTCCGGCGTAGCCGAGCCGGTGGCGATCTTCCGGATGAGCCACTCCCGGTGCTGCTCGTCGCTGGGCATGTCCTCGACGGAGAACCCGTTCTCCTTGACTGGAATCTCCGCCTTCAGCAGACCCCGGTCGTACAGTTCCAGCGACTCGCGGGAGCGGTCGGGACGTAGCCGCAACTTGTTCGTGTTGAAGGTGACGAACTCGTCGGACTTCTCGGTGAGTGGCCGGATGTACCCGATGGTCAGGGCGTTGCAGATGAGTTCCAGCATCGGCTCGATGTGGAACTTGATGGTGGACTCCTCGATCTGCCACGCACCCCAGTGGGACACGCCGTTCGAGTTGCCGCCCCCGGTTCCGGAGTTCGAGGACATGCCGAGCACCTGCTCGCGGGGCAGGTCCATGCCGTCCGCGAAGCGACTGATCGCAGCCTGACGCATCTCCAGCGCCTTGCCGTCCAGTTCGCTCCAGAAGTGCATCAACTTGGCCTTGTCGATGGCCTCGTCGGGAGCGGTGACGACGATGGGGATGGTGGCGCTCGGGGAGGATGGGTCCTTGATCGGCTCCAGCATCCCGTCCGCGAGCGTCAGCATGAAGGCGTCGGCGTCGTTCGCCGGGGTCGCCGCCTGGTCGTTCTCGGGGGGAGGCGGGAACGACATGCCTTGCGGGAGGAACAGGATGCCAGCGCCGGTCAGACGGCTCTGCGTCTGCGCGAAGATGTGCCGAGTGAGCCACTCGATTTCGGTGAGGATCGGGAGCAGGGAGCGGAAGGGGGAGTCCGCTTCGACCCGCTTTGCGGGGTTCGGTACCCATATGCGGATCACCACGTCGTCGTCGTCGAGCACGACAGGCGGCAGCCCGTCCCCGTAGACGATGGTCCACTTCTTGCCGGAGACCCGCATCTCCATGATGGAGACGATTTCCCACATGTCCTCGCCGTCGACCTCACGACCGACGAGGTAGCACTCACCCGCGATGGCAAGGTGGGTGCCGAGCGCCTCCAGCATCTGCGCCTGGCCGTCCTTGCCGTTGAACAGGGAGTCGAGGAACTCGACCGCCTCTCCCTCGGTCTGGACCTTGGGGCCGTCCGGAGTCTTGCGCGAGATTTCCAGGGTGGCCCGGGATAGCGCCTGCCCGTAGAACTTGGCAGCGAACCGAGCCTCACCGCAGATCGCGTAGTGGCGGTAGCACTCCGCCTGCCAGTCCTTGTTCGGCTGGTAGATGCGTGCTGACTTCCCGGAGTACCTGACTGCTGAGGCGACGAGTGAGGTCGTCGGGATGACGACCGGCTCCTGGGTCTTGCGTGGGGTGCGCGGCATGACTCTCCTACTCGTCTCTGCGTCTCAGGGTAACGCCAACTGCTGCACCCTTGGGGTAGTCACTCGGGCTGGTCGTACGCGACCACGATGGATGAGAGGTAGCACAGGCCCCACCAGCCGTTGATGAGCCACCACGTCCAGTGCAGGTCTGATACCCACGCCCACGCGATCATGCCCGCCGCGAGGTACGGCGCGGAGCAGAAGGGACAGTGGATCAACTTGCCCCACCCTTCCTCCCCGAACCGCTCGTTCCAGCGGTCACGCAGCCACACCATCGGCGGGTAGTCGTCGAAGCCGATGAGCCGCGCAGTGCGCGCCACCGACAGGATGCCGACGATGACGGCGGCGATGAGGGTGAAGTGGTCTACTCCGAACAAGGTTGCTCCTCGGTTCTGAGTCAGAACTCAGACGGCTCGTAGGTGACGGTCCCGAAGCAACTTGTTCGGGTCCGCGATGTTGGCTGGCATCACACGCTTCGCGAGTTCGGTGACGCCGTGAACCAGGGCGTCGAGCCGGTTCGGGGAGTCGCCTTCACCCGGCACCCAGGTGGTCAGTTCGTCCTCCAGGGCCGAGAGGTCCCCACGCTTGCCGACGTGGAACACCCGCTTCTTCTCGTACAGCGCGACGACGGGTTCGGCTCGGATCGCCTTCCCGCGCCGTGACTCGACCGGGATGATGTGCGCCCCCGAGTACCCGGCGTTCTCCAGGACGTAGCGCACCATGTCCTGTCCGTAGTTCTTCTCCGGGACGATGGCGTCAGCGGAGAACTCCTCGTACTGGCTGTTAGCCATGGAGCCCCAGCGTTCGGGGCTGTACTTGTCGGTGCTGTCGGCCAGCACGTAGAGGTTCTTGTCGAAACCTATGCCGACCACGATGATGCCGGTCTCGTCCGACTTCTTGTTCACCGTTCCAGCGGGGTCGACCGCGACCACGATGCGCTGGAGCGGCGGGGCCTCGTCGATCCACTGGAACATGTCCCAGGTCCACAGTGCGCCCTCCACGTCCTCCAGGAGTTCGCCGTACAACTCCTGCTTGCCGAGGCGGGTGCCCTCGTACCGGTCGAGGACGGTGCGCTTGTAGGTGTCCGCGAGGTTGTCCAGGTTCGCGTAGGTGCTGACTCGGTGCGTGACCGTCATGGGGTCGGTCAGCAACTTCTTCATCCACTTCGTCGGCTTCGGCGTAGTGGTCGCCACGACCTTTGGGTTCCTCCCGAGGCGCAGACCGAACAGCATGTTGTCCCAGACCTCCTCCACGAGAGGCCAGTGACCCGGCTCGTCGCCCCAGACGAACCCAGACTGCGGGCCACGCAGTCGGTCAGGCTCCTCGGCGGAGAATCCTTGCCCGATGGCACCGTTCGGCCACGTCAGTTTCTTCTTCGACGGCTCCCACAGCGGTCGGTTGTTCGGCGGAGCGGTCGCCAGGAGTCCCGACTCGCCCTCGACCATGGTTTCGCGCAGGTCAGGGCCGGTCGGAGCGATCAGGATGAGTCGTCCGGTGAACTTCGTGACTCTGTGGGTGACCTCAGCCCCGGTCCGGGTCTTTCCGGAGCCTCGGCCACCGCTCAGGAGCCAGACCAGCCACTCGGCGGACCACTTTGGGGGCCGCTGGTCGGCTCGGGCATGAGGGAACGCCCACTTGTCGTGCGGATTCCCGTCGCAAGCACGGACCGGACAGTAGAACGGTCGCCAGTTCGACCTCTCTCGTTCCTTCAGGAGTTCAAGAGCGCGCTGCTGGGCTTCCGGCTTCCAGTGCTTGAAGGATTCCAGACCCGGCATGTCGGGCGGTGGCGTGTCAGACACTCCACACACCACATTCCACCGTGGAGACGGGTCGCGTAGGTGCCCACGCGGAGGAACTTGCCGCATCCTCCCGCGCAGTAGACGCTCCAGCGCACCTTCGGCATGTGTTCAGGTTACCCAACTTCGGCATCCGACTCACCCGACTTCCTCGTACTCGGTCAGCGGCCTCGGTTTCGGCTTCCGGTCGCCACCCCACAGGGTCGCAGCGGTCGTACGACACGGCGGGAGCGCGTCGAGGAGTTCCTGAAGCGGAATGTCGAGGTCTCGGGAGAGTTTCTCGCACACCGCCTCCTGGATGTAGCGGGTGTTCGACATGGTGTTGGTGCGCACGCACGCCTTGTAGATCAGGTTCGGTGTCTGCGCGGACGTGACGAACTGAATCTTCGCCCGGAACTCATCTAGTCGAAACGGCAAAGTCGGCCTCCCCGTCGTCTCCGTCATCTTCGAGGACCTCCGCGTCGAATATGTCGCCTTCTTCCAGTGCTGGGCGGGTCTGTCCGATGACGGTGGCGACCCACTTCTCCAGTTCTGCCTGCGCCGGGTTGCTGACGACAACCTCGGTGGGGGCGTCGAGGCCGTACAACTTGGCATG